AAGACCGTGTTTCTTACCAATATCAGTTTGTGTCATTAGACCTGCTCTTAAATCATCTACTAAAGCATTTCTATCATAATTCTTCTTTGCTATTCCGCGATCACTTCTACCTGGACCAGATGTAACACCAAGACTGTTTGGTGGACGAATCTTCAATCCATGTGCATCTAATGCAGGAGGTTCATACTTCCATGTAAAAGTCTTTTGGTGTCCTCGTTGATATGCAATCGCACCTGATGCTCGTGCTAAGTCAATCCAACGAATAGGATCCTCTGTTGAACAAATTAACATGCGCCATTCAGGTGCACGAAAACTTAATACCCATGGTTCATTCAACAAGTGACTGAAAGGAACATCAAGTGGCATTACAACTGCGGCTCTTATGTAGTCAATATCAGGTCCTTCAGCAACAAACTTGTAAGCAGTTTCCCCATAGGCACCACGAAGTATTGACTGGGGTGTTGGATATAATGGTCTCCCGTTTAACAAGGGATACCATTTATTGCAAGCGATGTTAGGTGTTGCGAGAGTCATAACGATAGTTATACTCTTTTTAAACAGGTTGTTAATCTTAGACTGCTGAATCGTCTGCAACAAAACTCCAACGGGTATTTGCTGTGTCCCAGTAAGCAAGTTTACCACCACTGGTGTTGACACTGGCTGTCCAACCCACTTGTCCTGTTATGGCCCTCAATGCTGTTGCTGTGTATGAAGCATACTTGAAAAAACCACCTGCAATAGCAACACTACCAGTAGTGGTTAAGTCACCTGAATCAGTTAAAGTAAAGATATTGCTTGTATAAGCACTATTGATAATTTCAAGGTTACCAGTGCTATTCATACGAATATATTTGTTGATGTTGGTAGCACCAGCATTTTGATTTGTCATGGCAATCATGCTGGCGTAGCCTGCACCACCGCGTGTGGTATTGGCATTTGCCAACACTAGTTCTGGAGTAACTGTTACTGATGTAGCATCAATTTGAACTCTGTTGGCGCCAGTATTACCATAAGCACCACCAGCAATAGTAAATGTATCAGCGCGATGTGTTGCACTTGCGGCTGTATGGTTCACTAGTTCAAGTCTATTGAGTCCATTGGCTGTTGTGGCTGTAGGCAAGGCACGAATTCTATAGCCAGCACCCATGTTGGTCACAGTAGGGCATGATAATGTTGGACTAGCACCCAAACTAACACTTGATGTTGAAACACCAATGTTTACACTTGAAGTAGTGCTTGTGCTCAAGGCTTGATAAGTGCCGTTAGTAACACCTGTAATATTAGCAATGGTAATTTTACTATTAGCACCAAATGGGATATTACTTTGTGTGGCAAAACCCACTGTGATAAACTGACGGAAAAAAGATAAACCAGTTGTGCTTCCAGGAGTAGTTGTAATTGGAACACCACCAGGAGTAGCACTTAATGTGCAACCAGTTGTGCCAGTGGCCGCAACCATGTAATATACACCTGCACTAATACCTGTTGATGCGCCTGTATTTGTTCCAGTTACTAAAACTGCTTGTCCAACTGAAGGTGTAGGACTACTTGTAAATGTAATTTGACCGCGTGTGCCTGTGACACTAACACTGGATAATGCAACACTGGTTCTTGTTACACTGGTAGGTGTAATAGTCAATGTGCCATCCGCAAATGATTCAGCACAAAAAGCCTGTAACTGAACAGCATGAACAGCATTAAAACCACCACCTTGTCCAGATGTAGCAACACGATTACCAAAGTTTGTAGTAGCGTATCCATTAAAGTTTAAACCACCCATAACTTGGTTTGTTACAAGACCAGATGCGGCTACTGGACTAGCACCTGTCCATGGAATAGTGCCAGATGTAGAACTATTACCATTGGCTGAGTTAAACGCAAATACTGGTGCTGTGTTGTTTGCCGCAAAAGTATCACCAAAATAGTGTGTAAACTGTCCTTGAACACCATTACCATAACCACTAGGAAAACTGCTGACAGCATCAAGGCCATTATTGTTTGTTATGGTGCCCAAGGCTGGAGCAGGGAATGAGTATGAACTATCAGTTGAGGCTTGTAACGCACCTTTGATTAGTGTGCCATCGCGAAGCGCACCTGTTGTCCATGAATCAGTAGCAGAGTTATATTGAAGAACATCACGATCAACTGCACCTGTTGGATCAACTTGATCAGGAATACCACTCACACCACCTGTTGCACTTGTTGGATAGTAATCACTGGTAAGACCAGTTGTGCCCATTGAACGAATCCAATAGTAGCGTGTGCCAGTTTCTAAACTATGATCAACATAATCATTGGCTTTAACTTCTGCTACTAATGTTGCACTTGCACGGTTGTTAGTTGTGGCACGCCATACTTCAATGTAGGCAATATCTCTGTTGCTTGGGTTGGTCCAATGAAGTCTAACACCATCCCATTCTTTTTCTGTTGTTAAACCTGATGGTGCATTAGGTGCTGTATCTCCACCTGAAATGCTACTTGCGTCAATTGTTACTACTGCCATATTATGTTGTCTCCAGGCTTCGTGCGCCGTAAATGTTAACGGCTGTTACACCTATGTTATATGTTCCGTTAGCCAATGGTCCCATGACTAAACTTGTTGCTCTTGTTGTATAGTATGCTGTTTCACTACCAGTTAGTCGCACTTCATAGTGATCAACAAAACCATCTGGACTTGCTGTCCATGTTGCTGTGATGTTAACAATCTTAGATCCATCACCTTGTGTTAGAACTTCTGTGTTGGCACTTAAACTACCAGAAGGAACTGCCGCAACATTAGTGTGGTCTGGTAGCGTTACACTACCTGGCAATAAGATTTCTGGTAGTTCACTAATTGTGTAAATTGAGTCACCAAACTCCATTGCTGTGATTTGGATTGTGCCATCAATGTTCATACCAATGGCCATGATGCGGAATAGTTTTTCTGTGAATCCCAAATTAGGATGTGTAATACGCACAATGTCACCAACTTCACATTGGAATGCTGTGTAAACTGCTGTGAAGTTGATTGACATTTGATAACGACTTTGATTTAGAATCAGCGCACCTGTGTAGTATGCTTGTCTTGCATCTGTTACCATTGGCAATTCAATTTCACGCTGTAGTGTTAGATTGTTATCGCGTGTGACATAATCAGCATTTTCATAATACATCATATTGGTTGCGTATTTGGCATCACGATCCCAGAATGAAACTTTAATACGGTTAAATCTAGTTGTCTTGTCACCTAGTTGTAAATCATACTTGCCAATTATGTTGTCTTGTGTAAAGTGAAACAAGTTTGAAGTTGTTAATTCACTACCCAAGCGTTCGCGGTTAATTTTCAAACTGTATTTGCCGTTGCTGAAGATCAAGTAACCTTGGAAGCAACCAAGAATACGCTTGACATTGTTGAAGATAGTGTCATCTGGTTCTAAGTGACCATTGAGGAAATACTGTGTAAAAGTCTTGCTACCAGTTGATCCAGCAAAGGTTGCTGTTTTTGTTTTGGCACAGTAGTTCTTGGCATCAATGAAACTTTGAATGTCAATGTTGCCTGGACTGATTGCTTTGCCATACAGATCATTTGTAAGGTAATCATATAACACATCAGGTGGACTTGCACCATATGAATCATTTGAGTTTGCTGTGTATGTGATTTGATCCGCTGTATCACTGCGATAAGCAACAGAGTATGTGCTAGATAAGTTTTCTACTTTGGCAATCTTCTTGCCATCAATTTCAATTGCAATAGTTGGCACACCTGTGTAAACATCACGGTTGAAGTTGAATTCAAAGTAAGCAAGAGCAACACCTTTACATTGTGCTGTTGAAGCCCACTCACTGGCCTTGCCTGTTAGATATGAAAATGCAGGTTGTGTTTCGCTACCTAAACGATATTCAAAGCGTATATTGTTTCTATGTTTGGTGCTGACAATAACATTGTCTGTGCCTGAGATAACTTCACCATTGGTTACTGAACCAGATTTAGTTGCACCTGCAATGGTTGTATCAATAACAAGAACATCATTTAGATATACTTTGCGGATACGACCAATCTCACCTTCAGCAAGTGCCATAACCATGTGTAGTTTCTTGTTGTCGTCTGTGACATTCATATAGACTCTGCGTGTGCCAACAAGTCTACGACCATACACAATTGGAAGTCCTGCTGAACCACCAGATTCATTTGCTAGAATAGGACTATTTGCAATGCTGGCTGCAAAGTCACTGGCATTAGGACCAAGTCCAAGAAGTTTACTGCCCAAGGCCATAATGCCCATAGCAACAACTGAGTTGGCAACCATCAAACCTGTTGAACCAAGTGCGGCAGCGGCCATCAGCGCATCACCAAACACTAGACCCACAGCATAAGGTGCTAAGAAGATGGCACCAATTGCTAATAGTCCACCTAATATACTATTTCTACCGCCCATTATATTCTCCTACCAGGTAAGTTCCTGGTTCCATATCAAATACCATCATTGCATTATCCTCTATTACTGACCAGCACTTGCCTTGAAAGAACAATCTTGCTGACCAATATGAATTCCACTGAACAAGAATTACATCAAACTCTTTGAACTCACTGGAATGTTTTTCTTTTACATCAAAGCCGTTGATTTTTAAAAACTCTGGTGCTGATGTATACTTATTTTGAAAACGCAGAGCATTCTTGCGATCTGCGTATTTGCCTCTTATCTCACTACTGCGATTGCCACCATCAATGTGATCAAGCCAATCAGTGATGAACAAGTTACAGTCCCACTCGCCCCATTTAAAGGGCTTGCTTCCTCTTGTGACCAAGAAGTTGGCTGTTCTTAGATAAATGGACATGGCCAATTAGCCACCCCATTTCAAATCTCTAATGACCTGTGCGGCAAACTTGAATCCTGTATCACCTGGATAGAAGAATTGTTGTTCACTGTTGTTGGTATGACGACCACCTCTGCGTTGATAATCAACCCATTGACTACTTGCTGAACAACCAACTGTGACAGCGGCTTTAGGATCATCACTAACAACTGGCTTGTCAATGCGACCATCAAAGATCATAACTGGATCACCAACCATGTTGTTGTCTTCATCATACCATACACGGAAGATTTTGATTGGCTGATCAATGTATTGGTTCTCTAAGAATAATGGTAGTGCTTGTCCACTCATGCCACCCAATGCTACTGTGACATTGTTGATTTGAAAGTCAGCGGCTTCTTCAACTGTTGAGAATTGTAAAAAGCCACCTAAGGCAGTAAATGTTTCTGCTGTTAGTCCATCTGGTAATCCCATGTTATTGGCTTGTTCAGCAGTGACACTGATATCAAAAGGAGCATTTGTGTAAAATGCTTGTTCATATGTGCTTGTGCCTGTTACACGCACACGAAGGTAAAGCAGTTCAAAGTAGCGAACACTTTGTTGTTGGTTCGCTAACTGTTGAGCAATAGTTAAATTACGATTTGCCATTAAAAGATCCTCTTAGTGACTAAGTCCACTTCTAAGTAGTGGTAGCCTAATGTATCTACCTTGATATCAATAGTTGGGCTATCCAAGAAGCAGTCTAAGTGAACAGCATCACTTAATACTAGATCACCAAAATACATCTTCATTGCAATTGAGTTGTTGACACGAATGTTAGCCTCACCATATTCGTTTGTGTAAACATCATGAATTGGCAACAACCATGAACCTAGACTGTTTTGTCTTGTCAATTGTAATGCATGACCTGCTGAGTAAGCATTGTTCAAGTTTGGTGGCAAGCCATCAATCTTAATAATCTGCTGTCCACCATTGACAGTTGTTCTTGCACGAACAATACCAGGAACAGTTAAGTTACGCTTGTTTACATTGATTGTAACAGCATTGCCCTTGTTGTTTCTTGGGAAGTAGAACTTGAATGGCTTGAATCCACCCTTGGCCGCAGTAATAACATTCAGGAACGGACGGAACTGTTCCATGGTCATTGGTGCGTAACTTAACTTGATGCGATACTGTGTAATGTCCTTACTGTTTGTATAGCGTGTTGAGTTTTGACTTTCAAGAACTTGGCTTGGCTGTTCAATACTCCATGTTAGTGTTGCTGGCATGATATGTTGTGGCCATTGACGCAGGTAACGATCTTCTGTGATGTTGCTGTCTGTGACCCATTCATCACCTGTTCTATCCAGTGGATCAATTACTTGTGTGCCTACATTGGCAACAGGACTAATACCAAACATGAATTGACTATCATATTGGAACTTGCCTGGGAACTCTAGTTCGTAAATCACTGGGCTACCAATGCCACCATATACTGCTGGGTTGGCATAAGCAGGACCTGTTGTGCCAGTTGAACCTGTGCCTTTGGTAGGACGCATCATACCATAGTAACTGCCAGCACTTGAGTTATCAAATTCATATACACTTACATTTGGTAAGGTGCCAATGGCATTGGTTGTGTTATGATCAGTGTAAAACTTGTAACCAGTAGCACTCCAACTTGCATTTACTTTCTGCACACCTGAGCCACCACCACTGTAATCCATATACCAATAACGCTCACCACCAATGTTGTAGCAGTTGATAGTATCTAAGCGATAACGATATGTGTCAAAGTAAGTGATTTGATAGTTGGTTCCTGTAATTGGGCTTGAAATAGCAGGAGCATTAGGACCTGTTCCACCTGACTTAACTGGAATTGATAAGTTGGCATCAATATACAATTCAACTACTGTGCTTGAAATCTTCTTGGCATAATAAACTGGTTTAATAGCACCTGTAAGTGCATAGGTATTATCACTTAGGTGCATCTTGAAGCCAATGCCATTGATGCGATAAGTTCCAGTTGTGTTATATGAAACATAACTTAAATCTAAACCACTTTCAACTTCACTGATACTGATTGTTGTTCCTGATGCACCTGTAGCCAATACACCATTGGTAGAGAAGAATGGATAAGGAGTAGTTCTTGCTGAGTTGGCCCATAGTGTAACTGAATTATAACTTTCTGTTCTGCACCAGAACATTGGTTGCATATAACCAGCACTAGGTGGACTCATACTAAGCACATGGCCAGTTCTATAAACATCACCTGTGGTAAAGCCAGTTAAACTAATTGTTTGGTTGTAGGGATTTGTCATTGCTGAGTCAACATACAAATCAAACTTGGTTGCATTAATACGCTTGGCATAGAATGCCATACGATATACAATACTAGTCAAACTCTTGGCACCAATAGTAGCACCATACCAAGGAGTCCATGATTGTGTCAATGCTTCATCTTGATACAGTTTGAATTCATTTGCGGCAAGGCCAGTTGTCTTTGCCCACAGCGCACGAGGAACTGTGCAAGTATAACCATCAATGGTAAATGTAGAACCACTGCCATCATTGAAACGAATTGGCTGACCATTTTCTAAAGTGTGATTGGCACTCAATGTCCATGTGCTGTCAGCGTAGTTGGCCCAGTCAATGGCATTTTCACTGTGAACAAGCGCAGGTGTGCCAGTTGGATCTTTAATACCAACATGCATTCCATTGTAGTAGGCTGAATATTCAATGCCACCATGTGTTAGTGTCACTGTTGTCCATGTAGCACCACCATCAGTTGATTTGATAGAACTTGTAGATCCATCCATTGCGTTGGCATATAGCACGCCATTTAAGTTACGAATATTGTGCCATTGCTTAGATGTGCTCAATGCAACACTAGTCCATGTTGTGCCATTGGTTGAATAGTATGCAGTATCTTGAGTTAGAACACAATACTTGCCATTGGCATAACTCATATTAACTTCTTGTCCCAACACACTTGATGTTGCTTCTAAGTTTACAGGTGCTGACCAAGTTTGACCACCATTTGTAGATTTGCTTGTTGCAATGTTGCCACTAGGACCTGTCCAGAATACAGCAACTAAGTCACTGCCTGATGTGCCACCAACTGCAATATCAAGCATGGTATAACTTAAACCAGCAAAGCGAGTTGGTGTATAGTATACCCATGAACCACTGGCACCTGTTTCACTGTAATACCATGGACTATTAGCATACAATGGCATTACCAAGAAACGCGGTGTTCCTGACAAGTCAAATGTAACAATTCGTTTGGCATTGGTGTTAGAACCTTTGTTGACCTGGGACCAAGAACCAGTTCCTGTTCTTACTTGAACATAAGTTACTCCATTTTCAAGAGCAACACTTTTATTGTTTGTTGGATTATATGCAATGTCAACAATATTTTGTAGACCAGTCCAGCCGCCAGTTGTCCAATCAATACCATTGGTTGAATATATGTAACTGTTTGTAGTGCCACCACCATTAGCCGCACCATAAGCAATAAACTGTCCTGCTGAATAAGCAATACCAGCATAATCTAAATTAGGTGTTGTTAAAGTAACAGGAGTAAATGTAGAAATACCTAGACCATTACTAAAGTTAGTGCTGGTATTACTAAAGCGAATTGATTGTCCATTAACTAAACCTGGACTGGCATTAAAGTTTACTGACCAATTGCCACCAGACTGTGTAAAACTAGATACAAGACCTGTTTCATTGCCTGGATAAAACTTTGTTGTCAATGCTTCATCACGATACAATTCAAATGTTGTTTCAGTTAACTTTTTAAAGTATAGTGGCTCAACATAGTCATTGATGTTTTGCCAGCCAGCACTACCCATTGAGGCAAAGTTTGTGATTTGTCCATCAACAAATGAGAATCCTGAACTGCCAGTTGACCATACGCCAGTTAAAGGATCAACACTCAAGTTTGATTTGCGTTCAAAGATACCTAGTGAAACACTACTGCCACTATCAGTATCAAAGATTTGTGGAACATCATCAAATATAATGTGTGTGCCGTTTGTGTTAACTGCAACAGTATCAGTTCCATTGTATGTGCCAGTATGCACACCAGTAATGCTACCCCAACCTGGGATAATTTTATCAGTTAGTGCCGCATCACGATACAATTCAAATTCAGTATCGCTAAGGCGTTTGACATAGCGTGTTGGTTGCCAATTCATAATGGTCCATGCACTACCAGATTCGTTATTAACTAGACCATCTGTGACAACAGGTTGTCCATTGATAAAGTGATTTACACTACCAGCATCAAGAACAAATTTACTTGTTACATCAGCAATAAGTCCTGAAGAAGGATCATTTTGTTCAATACGATCTAGGCCAAGAGATTCTTGTGTAATACTTGAACCAGTTGAACTTGATACCATGGATTGTCCACTATAGTAACCATGTGGAGAACTGGTTGTAACTCTATAAGCACCATTTGTGCCTGTATCATCTAATGTGCCATTCACAATGTCATGTGGTCTTAGACGAGCAAGAATTAATGGATGGTTAGTGAGTTGATATGCATTTTGTAATTCATATTCATAGTTCTCAGCATAGGCACCTGTGTCACTACGCTTGCGAAGCAAGTAGCGTGAATCAAAGCGAAAGATCATTTGAACAATGGCATCACGAGCATGATTGTGTGCTGTTGTGCCTGCAGTCAATCCGTAAAATGGACTTTGTTCAGGTGTGCCTTGATCATCATACAATGCAGTCATTGCCGCAATGATTCTAGTGCGAATGCCATTTAACAATGTAACTGATGCTGTTGCAAGTCCAGTGGTATCAATTACTGATGTGCTTGAACTTAGGTCACTTGATAATACACGATTAACAAGATCAGTTGGCATACCTTGTAAACTAGGAATTACATTCCAACCATTGAAGCCAAGATCAGCGGCTGTGCCAGCACTTGAATTAGTTGTTCCATAACCCCTACCCAAGGCTGATAATATTTGTCCAGCCTGTTCAGGGCTTAGATAACTTGATGGTATCATTTCTATTCTTTCCTATATTAATTCAAAGGACCGTTGCGGCCTCTTCTATTGTATGCATCACTAACCATGTTAATGATTGCTGGTTTGTTTTGTAACAAGAAACCAACACCTGTTTGTGTGTCAATAGCGTTGATTGTGAAGTTGACACTGAGTGGTTGATTGTCTTGTATTGGCTTGCCATTACCAGTAGTTAGTTGATCATTAGGAATGATAGTTCCCGCTGAGTTTGGCATGAACAATTCAGGACCACGCTCGCCAACCACATAAGGAGTGCCAGCAGTAACTGGACCACCTAAGGCCTTACCACCACCAAATAGGCCACCAAAGAATGAGAAGATGCTACCGCCACCGCCAGCACCAGCCATGGCAGCATTGATAACACCATTGAGTGCTAGTGCAAGTGGATCAACTAATTGTTTCTTGATCAGTTGTGTAACGATTTCATCAAACAACTTGCCTAAGAAATTCTTGAACACACCAAATGCGTTTTGTCCACTTTGAACTGCTTTGAGAATATCACGGCTCATAGATTCTGTTGCAGAGAACATTTGAGTCTTGATAGTGTCAGCAACAACTTGAACATCACTCTTAAGAACATTCAATTGTGCTGATGCTTCAGGTAAGTGTTCAGCACCTACAATCTTAACTGCTTCAGCATATTGTTGCCATGACATAGCACCTTTGGCAACTTCATCACGCAAGGCTTGTGCAAGGTCTTTGTTTTCATTAAACACTTTGGCATTTTGTGAACTTGTTAGACTCAATGATTTTAATCGTTCTTCTAGTGTTAAAACACTACCTTCATAACGACCTGCTTTGATGTTTGCTTGGTCAATGGCATCACCAGCGGCTTTGATTCTAGCAATTGATTCTGTATTAGCAACGCCTGAAATGTTAACTCTATAAGCACCACCATCTTGACGACTATTTGCTAGAACATCAGCAACACTCATTGAGTTTAGTTCATTGTATTTGTTGCGTAGAACATCTAGTTTGTTTACTAGTAGATCAACTTCATTACGCTCACCTGTGATCTCTTTTGTTAGTTCACGGAATGCTGTAATGTTTTGAATGTCTAATGGAGTCTTAAAGAAGATACCAAGTTTCTGTGCTTCAGCATTAACGGCTTCCCACCAGTTTAACAAGTTAGTAGCATCAACATTAGAACCAGACTTGGCAAATTTAGTTTGTGCTGTTTCCATTTGCAACATGCCAGCGGCATACTTGTCTAAACTGATGCCAGCAGCCTGACCAATACTAGCAATCCATTGTTTCATTGCTTCAGCGGCAGCATCAACACCCTTTTGATTCTTTTTAGCGGCTTCTGTTGCGGCATCAATTGCGGCTGTGTTCTTATCTGTTTCTTCTTTGGAATCCTTTTGACTTTCTTTGTAAGCCATGTATGCGGCTGTGCCTGCACCAAGTGCAAGTGACAACCAACCAATAGGACCCATTGCGGCTTGTGCACCACGAGCGGCAATGCCAAGACCAATAATTGCTTGTGTTAGTTTGACAACACCTGTCAATACTGTTGCGGCAACTAGGGCTGTCATTAGGCCAACAATAGGAATCATTGCTACTTCAATAACTTTTGCCGCGGCTGCGATACCTTGCAGACCTGCACTTAGTAATCCACTGCCAATTACTGCACGGTTGAAAGCATCAATAACACCACCTAAGGCTTGGCTGATGCCTGAGTCTTTGATACTTGCGTTGTAATCATTGTTGAGTCTTGTAAGTGCGGCTGTGGCGCCCATGTTCTTTTCCAACAAGGCTCTTTGCATTTCAGCAGTATCACCAATCTTTAATACTGCTTCTGTAATTGTCTTTGCGTTTGAACTTGATGCAATAGCAACACCATTGAGTGTGGCAACAAATGTGTTACCATACTGTTTGATATCTAAACCATCAATACGCTTTTGTAGTTTACCAAATGAACCACCAGTGGCTTCTTCAATAGCATCAGCAACATCTGCCATGCTTTGACCAGTTGCGGCTGCGATTGCGGCAACTGACTTTAGTTTATCTTCTGTGGGTTTGATACCTGCTTTGCCTAGTAAGACAAATGCTTCTGTTAAACTTGCTGTGTCTTCGCCTAGACTGTTAGCAAGTGTGGTCATTACTTTAAAGCCTGCACCAACTGCCATAGTTGATGGAATAACACTGGCTATCTTTCCACTTAACTTGTCAATTGCGGCACTGGCATCTAGTAATTGTTTTACTACTGCACCTGTGGCAATTGCGGCTATGGCGTTGCCTAGTTGCTCTGCGCTTTTCGCTGTTGATTCAGCGTTCTTTTGAATTGACTTTAAGACACTAGACGCATTGTCTTTTGCCTGGATATCAATATTATATGTTGTCATCTATGCTATTCCTCACTATTGGATTATTTAGTAACCCAAACAATAAGCCACTTAGAGTGGCTTATTGGTGTCTGGCTTTTTCATATTGGCGACGGCGTTCGTCATCAACCCATTTAAAGTATGCCATCCATGTTGCCAGTTCGTCTGTTGTAATACGATTCATGACATCATGGATTGTCATATGCAATTCCTGGGCTAGTCTACATACAAATAGTAGTTCGCCATCGCCACTTAGTTTTTTAGTGCTTCGTCTCTCGCCTCACTAGAATTGCCTTCATTGATTTCACTGATTACACGAAGTAAAACAGTTGGATCTACTGAACGCATTAATTCTGGCTTGTCTGTGATTTGAAACACTGGCTTGCCTTCACCGTCTAAAGCCCGTTGTATTAGACTAGTAACCAAGGCTTCTACTGCTTTGCCTTGACTTTGTAATTCAAAAATCTTGCCTTCTTGAGCAAGTGTTGTGCTTGGCTTATACCAAATCTCTGCATTGTCCCACTCTGGAACACGGATTGGGCCTTTTAAGCCTCCTGCTAAAATATCTTTAAAGTGTGCCTGTGCGGCTTGTAAAATCTTTGACATGTTGTCTCCTATGTTTGCGGAATAATAACCGCATACATTATTTAATCAACTTGTCCAGCACGGGTTGCACAATTCCCTTGGGTGCCTGCTGACTAGAACCTTGATCAAGTATGCCAACATATGGCACATCATTTCTTGCAATGGTAAAGTTCTTACCTGAACTTCTATAATCTGTTCTTGGCAACTGAGGTGCTACCCAACCTCGTCTTGCTGTGCCTGTATCAATTGGAGTGTTTCGTGCCAATTGAACTAATAATGTTTGCTGAAACTTCGCGAGATCAGCATTGATCTCTTTGGCTGTTTGAGTTCCAATTTGATCAATGCTGAGGCTCATGGTTATATCCTAAGATTAACCGTTGTCGTCTTGAGTTAGTTCACCCTTGCCTTGGAAGGCTACAGAGCACTCAACTAAGCCATCGTAACTTGCGCTACGGCTTACTGATGTTAACAATGCTTTACCACCATAGATAACTGCTGTTGTGCCAGCGTCACTTTCTGGGTAAATCCATACATATACCATTTGGCCTGCACGAAGCAAACTATCTGGATCACCACCAACTGTGTCAGTTGGGTCATGTAGAAAATCTACAGAACCAGACCAGTTGCGGAATGATGGAACGAAGTCGCGGTAGTAACCGCCTGCTACATTCATTGTTGTGACATCTAATGAGTCACTTGATGTGTCTAAACTCCAACTACGGATGTTACCAATTGCTGAACCGCCACCTGCTGTTGTTGTAGCGTCGTCAGCGTCAATTACTGTTGGTAAGGCGAATTTTACCTGACCTTTTCTTCCTGATGCAATTGCCATTGCTGTTCTCCTAAATTATGAATTGCCTTTTGTATACAAATATTGTATCTCAAAGGTTAGTTCTACTCTCTGTCTTGGAGCAGACTCTGCACCCACGATAGTAATGTTTCTTAATTGTGTATCAAGAGCATTACCACCACGGGTAGAATCTACTTCAATGAGTTCTTCTACTGATTCTATCAGTGAATTTAATTGCGTGTCTACACGATTGGTAGATGATGTCCAAATTGTGATTATTACTTCTAACTTGCACTCACGAATAGCACTACTGCCACCTTGAGTAATAGACTCACGCTCTTCATTTCCTGCTACGATCAAGACTGCTGGGAAAGCAGTAGCGGCTAGATCAGCAATTTCAATACCAGGATCTCTGGTAACGGTTCCTAATCTAACTACTTGTTGATTCTTAAGCGTATCAGCAAGGTTCTGTGCGATGAGTTCTCTTTTGCTCATTATCTATATAACCTATCTTGTGCCACTGCGAATTTCTCGCCTGTGGATACTTGTCCATTATCATCTAAATCATACTCTACACCAGAACCAAGTTGCAAGTTAAACTCTTCATCAAAGCGACTTTGATAAAATGCCAGTTGCTCACGGAAACTATCCCCTTCAGGACGGAATGTGCTTAGTTTAGGTAGAATATAACATGCCAATGCGCGATAAACTGTAGCACGGGTCCATTGAGAATCTGTTAACTTGGTTGGGTCAAATGTTGGAACACCAACAGTGACTCTTCCTCGTGTTTGACTAAACTCTAGGTTAAACCAACGAGTCTTGATCAACTTCTCAACATCACCTTGTGCTAATGCAAGTTCACTGGTCCAATCAGCAACTCCATGATCCATGGCAGTTGGGTAGTGTGTAACCAAATCGCTATTATTTGCAAAAGACATTATATTTTTTCCTTTTGATAAGGGCTAGTCATCTAACCCTTATCTATTTTGACTTACTGTATTAAATTAAACTGCAGAGTCTGCTGTTAACTTGATACCAAAGCCTGCTTGAAGAACGGCTTGACCAGCAACTGCTGTAACCATCAAGTCAGTAGCACGGTTTTGTGCTTGGCGAGTTGCTTCATAGTTGATTGTGCCGCGCATTGCGTGACCCAAAGCACCTGGAGCAAATACAGCACCAACTGCGTCATCGCTACCATCAATTGCGATCAATGGAGATTCAATAACTGTGCAACCTGCGATTTGTGCAACGAAGTAGTTGCTTAGGATGCTAGAAGCAACAGCACCACTTGCTGTGTAAGCAGTAGTAGCAGTTAAAGTCTTCTTAAGGTTGTATGCTTGTGCTGGAGTGATAACAGCGTAGAAAGGACCTGTGATCTTACGGCTACGCAATACAGCAACAGCCTTCATGATGTGCTCAGCAGTTAATTCTGCACCAGCACCAGGACCTGCTTCACCAGTGAAACCACTGAACAATGCGAACAAGTCAGCGTCCATCTTTTCAGCGATAGCACGACCAGAAGCCTCACCCAATTGAGCGGCTACATTGCTGTAAGCAGAGTCACGCAACATGTCAGTGATCTGGTGGTAAACACCAATTTCACCAAGTGTTAGGCTTACAGAAGTTGTGTTTGTATCAGCGGCGCTAGCGGCTGTGCCTTCTGTTAAACCAGAAGCAGAAACACCTGCCCATACTGGAACTTGTAATACCTTACCAGCATTAACTGGGGCATCAAATACTGTTGCAACTTGGCGTGCAACTGATTGCTCGTAAGCAGCCATCTGGGCTTCTACGACTAGGTTAGCGAATAATTCGCTGTTGATTGAACTTGTGTTAGACATTTCTATTCTATCCTTTTAATTTTATTTCTTATTGCTGTGCCTGTGATTTCATCTTACGATATAACTCACGGTGCTCTGGTTTTCTCATGTCCAGGTCAGCAACATTAATTTTTGTAAGGTTAGTCTCTTGACCAAACCCTGGCTTTGCTCCTGAGCCTGCTGGTGACGCGGCTACAAAGAAACTGTTCTCTCGTAGAAATTCTTCTACTAAGTCACCAATGCCTAAAGGCTTAGCCTTCTCTGCATCGTAACGAACTTGACCATCTTTATCTAGGACTTCTACTGCACCGTCTGCACCCAACTTTAGGTTGTTGCGTAATAGTGCGGCTACCTTATCTGGTGCTACTGCTTTGCGAGCGGATGCTTCAGCAATGAGTGCGCCATCAATCTTGATAGTCTCTAATTCTTTTGTAAGTGCGGCAATCTTCTGCTCACTTGCAGACTTCACCTGGCTTAGAACCTTGTCAAACTCTTGGCGTTTTAACGCGGCTTCAGTTTCCTGTTGCTCTTTGAGTGACTTTAGTTCTTGATACTCGTCAATATTAACATTGGCGAATTTCTTTTCAACTTGGCTTAGTCTCTTAGTAACGATTGCATTCACTTCTTCTTGAGTAAATGTTTTCTCGCTACTTGGCTGGGTTGTTGTTTGGTTTTGAGTAGATTGTGCTGATTGCCCATCAATCTTTGCGTCTACATTAACCTGTGTTGTTTGATCCACAGTGATCTCCTATTTTTTGTGAGGTAGTCCTCAGTGTTTTTATTTAGCGTTACGAAAAGGAACTGACTCAAGCAGTCCCTTCTACGGCATGACGAATTTCATCAATGGTCTCAGCATCCACTTCTGGGTGCATGGCCAAGATTTCTGCATCGCTGTAGCCTTGACTAATCATATCTGCTACAGGCATGATTTGTGTTACTTCTTCTTCACCCATGGTAGGTTGTGTTTCACCAGGTGTCATAGCACCACGGCCAGGACCATCTGGATCTTGAGTAACAACAATACTTTGTTGGATTGCTTCAATAGTTTCATCATCATCAAGTGTGATTTGAACAATGGCTTTCTTCGCTTCTGCTTGGTATAATGGATTGTCAACCAAAGATAGACCTTGTGCCAACTGGTTAAGGTCACGCTGTTTATCGCGTAGAGAGAACGAAGTTTCATAACAGACTTCAAAGTCTTCACTAGGGCTAATTCCCTGCCAACTAAAGAATAAATCCCAAATCTTAGTTTCTACTTTTTCTAGCGTAGCGGCTTTGTCACTTAGACGAGCATTCAATACTAGGAAGTCTGCTTCTGTGGCAACACCTGATTGTGTTTTCTCACCACGGATCGCTGACAAGTGTGTCATACGGTCAATTGCATCTTTGTGATATTGGATTGCTTCTAAAATACTTTGAACTGTGGCACCACTTGGTTGTAACAAGTATGGCTTTAAGTCACCTGGCAAGTTTTCTGGCATGTTGATAACAGCGCCTGCACCAGCACCTGCTTGAGTGTCTGCTGTCTTAACTAGGCTTGGGTGGCTACTTACACGAATGTTTTGTTCAAGTTCACTGCATAGATTGTAAATGCTTCGCTGATGATCAGCCGCGTCAGCAATGTCACCAACAGCATAACCAGGTTGAACCTTGCGTGTGTTATAAGCACAGAACACAGGCACACGACCTAATGGGTTAATGTATTCTTGTTGATATAAAATGCGTTCATAACTTAGCACAACTGAGTCTTGAACTGCTTGTGTGTTAATACCTGTGCCTGTATTAACCATTGTGGCATGCTGACTACGCTCAACATGATATTCAAAAATAACTGTAGGTGTCCATACACGGATCACATCATAAGTGTCATAACTGGCTTCACGGATCTTAACATAAACCAATTCACTTTGACCGTTGATGGCACGCTCATATTTCCAATCTAGGACTTGAACTGGTGTGAACAAACTTACATAAGGACGAATGCCAAGTGCAATTTCTTCTGCACGAGTCTTTGCTTGATATGCTGGGCGATCAACTGCGATCCATGCTGTGCCATAAATGCTTAAGGTATCACTTACTGCTTTTTGGAAGTCATCTAAGTCTGTGCCATCCAAGTCGCAGTCTTCAAGAAACTCGTCTGCACCAACGGCTTCACCAGCAAGACCCAGGCTACGAGTGGGTTCAGTTCTAAACAAATAACTGCGGTATACATTGACGACAGTTTGCACATGATTGTCCAAGGCTGTTGAGATAAGTCGCTGTGCATATTGGTTACCCCCTGGTGCGGCATCTTCATTTAGATACTTTCGCAAGTAACCTGCTTCACGATACTCATTACCACCTGCATAAGAACGAGCCAAGTAGTCCCAAGTTCTAGCATGTGCGCCATAAGTGGCGTGCGTTTTTTTTAGTTGTTCTACTGTCAACATATCTATTCTTTTCCTTAATAATGTCCCCAACTCTTAGGCTGGTGACTTGTATCTATATCGCGCTTGATAGGCCATAACCAATTGATCAAGTAGCCAAATGCATCATTTAAATGGTCAAGACCAGAATCCTTGTCTGGGATTCGTGTGCCTTCCTTATAGCATTGGGCACCTAGGCCCTTTATCAATTTCTTGCAACTGTTATTTATAGTAATGTGGACTCCACCTGTTGAGGATTTCAATCTTGAATTAACAGCGGCAATACGATCTAAAACGCTAGGGTTAGTTCTTCCAACTCTAAGTGTCCATCGTGCATTTTGTAATATTGTGTGATCTGTTGTTGTGCTTGATGTTCTGCGTTGTGAACCTGAAGCATCTGGAAATACTTCAACAGGATTGTTTGGCCATTTACGGCGCACTTCACTGATCAAGTCATGTGTGCTGGCACCTGAGATAACAATTTCTTCATGGATGTATAAGTGATTGTCTCTGCGTGTGGCAACTACTGCTGAAAGTGGATCAATGTTAAAGTCTAATCCAATTAATAAAGTATCTTTGTCAGTAATCGCAGGTGTTGGACCCACATTGTGATCACCAAATCCATAATATATAAGTCCAGCGTATTGTTCAAAGGTTGCTTCGTATTCTTGGCGGAATGTTCGCTCATCTAAGTCTCTCCTTGCGGCTTCAATCTCACTGGCTGGGACATTGCCACCATCAATAGTTGTGAACTGATATGCTGACCAATTCTCAGGATCCACTTTGGCCATGTCATACAAGTCTTTTAACCAGTTCATGCCCTTAGGCGTTCCAAGAAACATGGCACTTCCACCAGTGTCACTTAATGTTGGACGCAGGACTTCAAACCATACTTCTGGATCCATGTCAGCAACTTCGTCAAGGACCAAGAATGTGTTACCTGTTCCACGCAGGGCATCATAGTTCTCAGTGCCACGCAATTGAATAATGCTGTCATTAATCAGTTCAATTGTGAGTTCACTTTCATTAATCTTCTTGACCCAGTTTAATGAAAGCAACTTCTTCTTAATCTTACGCCACATGATGTTCTTTGCCATGCGGTATGAAGGAGCACAGTATAAAACAAGACTATCAGGCTGACTTGCAAACTTGGCAACTTCTCTTAATGCCAAATGTGTCTTACCAAAACGGCGTCCACAGACAGCAACACGAAAGCGTTTCTTATCTAAGGCAATTGATGTCTGTGCTTGGCTTAATGGCATTAGGCTTTACCTGCAATCTTTTCCTGTGAACGGCCATAAGCGGCGAGTCCAAGGACCGCTCCCATTGCAATGTGATACAAACCAGCGCCTTGCAATGTTAGGGGACTCCACTGACTTGTCACTTGTCCACCCTGTAATGACTGGAGAACACTCCACAGGATGGGAAATAAAACGAAATCTGTAAAGCAAGTGATCATGTAAATGAAAGACATCATGGGTCTCCATTTACTGTTGATGAAATCACCAAACTTATCACTTGTTTCTAAAGTATTAGTAGCACCTTGCACAGCAACTTGGGCTGCCGCATCAGCAATGGCTTTAGTCTTTGCGGCTTCATCTGCTGAACTCCAACCACCAGAGGCTACCTTGGCTTCAATTGAGGCTTGAGCACCTGGGCTCATGGGAAATGCTTTGTCACTTCCAAAGAAATCATCTAGTTTAGGCATTATTTTATGTGAGTAATTAGATAACCTAAGAATCCTATTAGGCTTACTATTACTGTTCCTGCGGCTGTTATAAGTGCTGTGTGACTTGAGTTGTTACGCTTTTCAATTAGGTCTTTGATTTCAGCAAAGCCTTTACTTGTGCTGGATTTAAGTTCCTTAACATCTGTTTCTAAATTGTCTAAACGATCTTCAATTGTTTTCATTTTGTTATCTAGACCCAAATAGCGTTCCGCGCATACGGCTTCATGTGTATTAAGTCTTGCGGCTGTTTCATCAATCACTGGTGTGGTCCCTTTTGCTGGCTTAGGATTTCGTCTACTTCTAGTTGTCTTAGTGCTGACTTCAACTGATTGCATAATCTAATAATCCTAAGTTCTTCTTTATTTGTAACTAAGTCGCTTAGTTCACTTCTTTTTCTTTGCCTCTGCGGCTTGACTGGCTTTGATGGCACGGCCTTGTCTTGCGGCTTGTGCTTGTGTAGGATAGACTTTTCCACTTTGCCCCCATTGGTAGCCTTTGCCACCACGCGGACCTGTTGCTTTATGAACTGGCATCACTCGTCTCCAAATGTTCTAAAGGTTGATCTTAAATCATCCTTGATAGTTTCATGTGCGGCGTAGGTCAATTCAATTTCAACTTCATCCGCTACTTCAGGTTCTTCTTGTTCCTGTTCTTCTACTTTGCTTTCTACTAGGTCATCATCTGTCCATGGTAGAGGTTTCTTATCATCATTGCTGATTGGATTATCCGTAAAGCCCAAATGCTGTTTACTTAACCAAATCATCATTGTTGGATTCTTACCGTTAAGTGCAAGGTCCCACATTGATCTACGCAGAGTCATCTTGCCATCATCACGACCCTTATCAAGAATGTCATGATACTGTCGCTGAAGTGTGTCTACACTCACTCCAGTTAGACTGGCTATTTCTCTGTTGGTGCAATGTAACTTGGCTAGTCCGTAAACTAGTTCTAAGTCAATTGGTTTTCTTGCTGGCATCTTTCTCCTCCCAGTTTACGCCTTGGTGGCTAATGCGTTACTCTGTAACTTAGTGTAAGTCTGCCCAGGCTGAACCTGTCCACACTTGTAATTTTGTTAATGTGCTGTTCCACAATACCCATCCAGCGGCAGGTGATAATGCATCACGCTGTGTTGTTGTGTAACTTGGATATGCAATTGGAACTGCTGATGTAACTTTAGTTGATTCAACTGTTAAGATATCACTTGCTGTTCCAGTTGTGCCTGTTGGTGTAGCACGGATAACAGTCTTATCTGCTTGAGCACGATATACTGTATCAGTATCTGCGGCAAATGAATCGTTTGAAACGCTTAGACCAATTTGATGGAAACCGTTTGCTCTGTATGAAGCATCAACACGAGCAATGTTAGTTGTTGTGCTTGTGCCACCAACGCCCATGCGGAAGTCAACTCCATCATTGTCGTTAGCATTGGCAGTATCTGTTCTATTATAACGAACCAATAGTGCTGGTTGAGTTGTGTTTACTGTGCCAGTTCTTACAAAGTTATGAATACCACTTGCCGCTGTAAATGTAGTTCCAGTTGAACCTAAACTTGCATAAGCACTAGTAGGAGCATTTCTAAATACAGCACCACTTGAACTTAGTGTCATCAAGTTAGTTTGTGTTAATGTGCTACCAGTGATAACACTATCAGCAAATGTGTAAGCGTCTGCTTTGAATGTAGCCGCACTGGCTGTCAAATCCATAAAGTTAATGCGATTATAGACTGACATGTTGGTTGAGTTGGCAAATCCACGAATACGGAATCCCATACCAGCCGCTGTTACTGTGTTGGCTGCGGCAATTGTGCCGTTGACACTAGAGTTACCAGTTGTAGTATTAGCATAAGAAATGCTTGAAGTAGTTGCGGCTGATAAAACATAGGTGCCATTAAAACCACTTGGTGTCATACCACTTATAGTAACAGTCTGTCCAGGTTGATATGGCTGTGTATTTTGTGTAGCAAATGTTAGTGTCACTGTTGAACCAGTTCCACTGCCACCTGTTACTGCTGTTGTCACAGTAGTTGAGTTGGTAAATGCCTGACGAGCATAACCTTGTGCTTGTAGTGGACTTACAGAGTTAATGCCACCACCTGAATTGGATGTAGCAATTGAAGTGGCCCAGCCATTGCTTGTGCCAGCAGTATAACCATCCCAGTTCCATGAACCCATAACTTGGTTGGCAGCATTACCACCAGGACTAGTTGAGTTACCACTTGCGGCACCTGTTGTAAAACCTGCTGATGCGTTGATACCCGCTGAAGTATCACCTGAAGCATAACGAATACCAATGTTGGCGGTATATCCATTGACACCGCCTGTGCTTGAACTTATAGCAAGACCATTACTACCTGAAATAGTTGACAATGTGCCACCAGGTGGAGTATAACTGGTGTTGCGTGTAACGATCATTTGACCCAAAACATAATTAGAGTCAGTAATGTTGGCATCCACAGAATTGAATACTACATCAGCATTTGTAGCAACATCTTGTCCAATTGAGATAACACCAGTTGAACTGTTGTATGTTACACCAGTGCCAGCACTATTACTTGCTCTGGCTCTAGCATCTGTGTAATATAAGTTAGAACCTTCTGCTAAGTTGGTTGTGCTCTTAGTTGCAAGGCGTGTGTCAAATGTAGAAGCAAAGTCTGCTGTGGCCAGTTTAGTGCCTAATGCTGTTGTTACTGTTGTGGCAAAGTTAGGATCATCACCTAATGCAGCCGCTAATTCATTTAGGGTATCTAATGTAGTAGGAGCAGTATCTACAATACTTGCAATACCAATTGCAACACGAGCATCTGCTCTAGCATCTGTGTAATACTTGTTTGTTGAACCCTCAGGGATATCATCAGTGTCTAGTGTTTCATTGACCCACAATGTGTTTGCAGGATTACGGCGTAGCACTTGACCAGCAGTGGGAGTTGAAGTAACGAGATCAACATCATGAATCTCATCTAACTCATAACCATTCTGTGGTTTAACATAGATTTGACCATTGCCTGCGTTGGCACGCTCAACTACACCAATATAAACAAGATGGTTAGGAGCATGTGGTTTGGTCTTTGTTAGTGTTCCTGCTGTGGCACCAAGATAAAGTGTGTCACCTTCAGCATAGGCCGCAGTATTCAACCCATCTAGAACACCTTGAGTAATAATATAACCTGGAGTGCCTGCGGCTATGTTTTGATATGCTAGACCCATTGTCTTGGCACTTGTTGAGTCACCAGTGTTGGCTGCAAGTTTGACACTTACACGATTACCAGTGGCCGCATACATGTAAACTGGTTGGCCTTTTAGAATTGTTACTGAGTCAGCATTGGTAGCATAAGCAAATACTTGTTGAACATCTGTAACTGCTGTGATAGGACTTTGTGTAATTGTGGAAGTGATAACACCAGTTGTGGGATTGTAACTGATACCAGCACCTGCTGAGTTACTTGCACGAGCACGAGCATCTGTGTAGTAAAGATTGATTTCACCTTCAGCCAAGTCATCAGTTGAATTGATAACTGGCACAGCACTAACTTGCATATCAACATAGGCCTTGTTGACCACATGATAGTTGTCAGTTGGTGCTTCTGTAACTGTTGCGCTTGTGAAGTCTGGTTCAGTTACTGTGGAAACTACACCATTGGTGATAGTGATGTTATTGCCTGCAGAAATTGCAGACCTTGCACGGGCTGTTGTAAAGTATTGATTGGTGCCTTCTGTGATATTAGATGTTGTCAGTGTGACATCACCTTGTAGACCATTTACTGAATTAACACCAGCCGCTGTGGTAGCAATGGTAACAGTAATGTCTTCACCAGTATTGGCGACTGCAATGCGTGGCTGATCTTCAACATCAACAACTACACGCTCTGTGTTGATATCACCTGTGACTACAATGCGTGTGATTGGCAATGTGTCATCTACAACTGTTCTTGGAGTAGTCATTGTTGCTCCTTATCTTGTGGCAGAGCCACTTACCCATGCTTCACCTTCTAAGATGCGTGTAACTGTTCCACCAGGAGCAGTCATTTCAATATCATAACGATGAACTTGTGGGGCTAAGGCATCAGTTTGTGCGGCTGAGAGTGTCCATAATACTTGTCCTGCTGAGGCATTACTAATGCTTAGTGTGAAAGCAACTGCGGCATCAGCATCTGCTAAGTTCTTACGCATCTTGCCAGCAAAGGTATAACCAGTTAGGTTAAGTGGTGTGCCAGGTGTGCTTTCAACTGTTAGTGTGCGACTGAATGTGGCACCTTGTTCTACTAGAATGTTTAATAGGCCTGCTGCCATATTGTCTCCTTACTATTCTGTTCTTATCTAAACCACTGTGCTATCTCAATGACAGCACGATAAATGCTGGTGGTTGCAAATACAATTAGAGTCCAGTTAACTAGACCCGTTAGTGCCCTGGCTAACAAACCAAGGCTATCAAATAAATCTTCATTCCTCTTTTCAAGAAGACGATCAATTACTTCTTGTGGCAATCGCATTATGCCTGTCCTTTATTTATGGACTTAGCATCTTCTTCCTCACAGCGTTCAGCAATGAAGCCTAGCAGTTCTGGGTTAGCACGAAACACTTGTGCCCATGCCATACCTAGGTTATGCACTTGTGTTTCGCTGAGTTCTAAGCGTAGTAAATCACTGATGTAATGCGTTGTTTCATGTAGTAGCGTATCTAATGCTGGTAGGCCTTTTAGATGATCTTGAATACGAATCTCACCGTTCTCAAAATCTTGTTCACCATAGGCACTACTCATAAGGCGTTGCGGCACCCATTGAATGTCTACTACATTACCCAGTATTTCCATTTGGCGATAGGTTGTTGGGTGTGGTGGGTTAACAGTTTGTCGTGGTTGTGTTTTAATTGATGGCATAGCATATCCTCTTTTTGTTGGTTTGGAGGGCGATCAACCCCTCTCATTTTAGTTACCTGGATATGCTGGAAACGACTGCTCTTAGCGGTTAAAACTTAAGATTCTTCTTCTTGGATCAGTTCAAGCACTTCTTTGATATGGTGGAAGTGTGCTGTTCTATCTGCTAGGCCAATTGTGCCACCGTTGATCTTTTTCGTTACAGTTTGCACATCATCTTTGTCAGCCCATTGATTTAGTTTGCGTGTGTCCCAAAACCATCCTGCAGAGAGAACTGCTACTGGATTGGTTGCCACTTGATCTGGTTCATTTACTAAGTCTAAGTCTAGGGCACGGCCACACAGTCTGTAGTTGTCTTTACCAGTGAGTTGGATTAAACCGCGACCACGATACTTGTAGCCATCACCTGAGGCTTCTGGTCCGTTGCCCATCCTATCACAGTAAGCACGGTTGGCTATCTTTTCTGGTTTACGCTCGTATTGGTCTGCTACACCCGCAAACTTCTTAGGCCAAAATGCTAGTAATGCTTTGGCCGCATAATTTAGGTTTTCTTGTGTTGCTGAGAAGTTGGCACTTTCATGTGCTGTTTGTGCTAGAAACATTGCACAACGGCTTGGCGTGTTTATTTCAAAGTGCTCAAATGTTTCATTGATGCCTTCTAGGAACTTTGCTAGGTTGGATTCTTTGGCTTGCGGTAAGCAGGCTTGTAGTTGTTCAAGGGTGAGTTTCATAGCATATATTTATTGCACTAACTACTTGTATGAATACAATTACCATTCAAGATATTGAAAATCACAAACACATAAGTGTTCAAGACTTAGACAAAGACTTACTTAGACTTAAACAGTTTAATCCAGAACAAAACAAAAACAATTTTGCTGGCAACAAGTTCTTATATCACTTCCAATTGAAGAATCTAATGAAGTGTCGTAGAGGCTCAAGTGACACCATTTATGACATGTATGAGAATCCCACCAAATGGGCCAAGTTGTTAGAGTCAACACGCAAACGAGCCCGTAAAGGTGCTACTCAGGCTGGTAATATTTTTGAGTGCTTTAGAATTAACCATGGTTCTGTTGTCATGTTTAAAGCCACTACTGCCAAATATCTTTATGCCAAGTATGGTGCCACTCGTGTGCTAGATCCCACAGCAGGATGGGGCGGTAGAATGTTGGGTGCTTGGGCATTAGGCATAGATTACACAGGCATTGACACCAATGTAGAAATGAAACCTGCTTACAATGCTATGATTAATCATTTGACAACAGATAAGTGCCGTATGATTTGGAGTTCAGCACTTGATGTAGACTTTAGTGCGTTAGATTATGACTTTGTGTTAACAAGTCCTCCCTACGCAAACTTGGAAGTGTATGAGCATATGACTGCTTGGAGCAGTGACGCTTCTTTCTACACAGAGTTTCTAATTCCCTTATGGCGCAAGTGCTTGAATCACATAAAGCCAGGTGGACATGTGTGCTTTAACATCAGTCCCAAAATGTATGCTGATGCTGTTAAATTTGGATTGCCGCTTTGTGACACAGAAGAAGACTTGCTACAGCAGTTGGGTCAACAAAAAGCAACAAAGAAACAAGACAAGATCTACATTTGGCAAAAGAAAACACCCTAGTGTTTTATGCTAGGGTGTTAAGAGGAAACCTATGTTAAAGGTTGAGACATGCCTATCTCATTTTTATTTAGTGCGTCTGTTTATTACGCTGTTCTTGGGCTATCATATTAGCAAGGGCCACTTTAAATGCTTCTTGCTTTTCTGCTAACCTATCGCGGTGGTCTTCAACTTCAATCTTGGTTTGAGTGCTCATTACTTTACTCATAATCAAGTTGGTCCATTTGTGCTGTAAGTGCTTGTCACCTGATAGTAGTGCTTCGCGGTAACCTTCTGCTACTGACTCTTCAAATGGCACACCTGTTTTGGCTTCAATTGCTTCTAGTAGTGTTTTAACTGAAATTGCGTTGCCAGTGCCTTTGGGTCTACCTGAGTTTGGTCTAGGGCCTCCACGGCCAGTAAGTTTAGTTGTATTATCCATGTTGTTATTTACCAGAAAAGTTTGGTATTTTTTGGTTTCTAATCAAAAACGAAACTTTACTTTAGTGGTAGATCTACTATAGTATTAGTCGTGTAATCATCTCTGCTTCTAGGTCTTTATAACGGGCTGTAATATGATAACAACTGACTTCCTTAAGTGGATCCAGTTGTGGCTGTATTTCTACATCACAGTAGTTCATCATGCGATCACATTCTATTCTGCGTAGTCTGCTGTCACAAGTAATGTAGTTGCCCAAGATCATTTTGGGTGTCATACTCATCATTGCTTCTATGGGAACTTCTATTGTAAATGTGATCATGGCATTCCTTTAATGATGTTTATGAGTTCTTTGAGATGTGCTTCGTTTTTGCGTTCTTGTTTGAGTCTATGTCTACGAACTCTTTGTAGGGTTGTTAGTGGCTTGTCTTTGCGGGGTCTACCTCTTTTGGGTTTAGGCATTTCAGGGTTATTGGCATCAGTCATAATTGGTTTCCTTTGTGGGTTACTTGTTTGGGATACCACTTCGTGTCTCCCATATAAGTTATCTATCCATCACTTCGTGCTGTCTTTAGATAACTTATTGATTGCAACTTATTCCTATAAAAATATTTGTTTCAGTTAACACGACAAATATATGAACTACAAATGTTTTGAAGAACTTGTTTATTATATGCTTCCATATAACAAAGAGACATCTTCACGGCCAATGGACGACATTAAGTGTTTTGGGTTTTCAAACACTATAATGTCCCTTGTATGTCCTTGGCCAACTGGGTAATTGGTTTTCTCTTCACTGCTCCTATTACGATAGGAAACGCGGTTTTGTTCACATCAACAAGTTCCTGGGCCTTTAATCCCCCTGTTGATCAGGTCGTGTTATTCATCCACCTGTAGCATAACCCTTATTATGCCTGTGCGACATTGTGATTTCTCACAACACTCTTGTGATCTCACATAACAAACAATGTGAGCAAGATCAAGGCCTGTTAGTCGTCATCATATACCTTGAGTTTCCAGTGTTTAAAGAGGCCGCCCTCTGTGCCTAAGTTAAGCCTGTATTAGTGTTGTTGTTTGAGCCATTTTGCAAGTTTCTGCCCGCTAGTTGCAAACCTTGCTTTATAGTTAATGGCTTCATCCAATCGTGTGCGTGCCTTAACAACTACATTTGGATACTTTGATTCCAATTGTTTGTTGATTCTTGATTCATACTTGATAAAATCCATTTGGATTTGTTCAAGCATTTGTGTAACTTTTATTCCTGTTGCTTCTACATTCTTTTTATGTGCTACGGCATTGTGAATAATAGATTTCAAATTACTGGCTCTGGCAAATAATACATGATCAGTAGTGCCTGCCAAAGCACGAATCTCAAACTGTAATTCAGCAATGGCAACAAGTTCTTTAGCATATGGAGCCCACTTGCCTTCTGTTTCTGGTGCATATGGACCATAAGCGGCTCTAATGGCTTGCCAATCACTGCGTTCAGTTTTCACTTCATGAGCCTTCTTATCTAGTTTAGGCTTATACTTTTTAAGTCTGTTTGCTTCCCACTGAGCAAATGTCATGCGATACTGTGCTGTAGGATGTTCAAGAAACTCTGCGTAACTTTTACCATTAGGAGTGCGTCCACGACCACCTTTGTGCCATGTAATTTCACCTGTATGTGGATTGATGAACTCACTCATTCAAATAGATCCTTGACCATTTGCTCAACCTTGGCCAGTTGTGCCAACACTTCTGCTTGTGTAGGCTTGATTTTCTTTTTCGTTACAATTTCTGTTTTTGTTGTAATAAAAGGACGCTCTGTAATTTCTGCAATGATATCTTTGATTGCCATTGAACCACGAAATACAGATTTGTTGTAACCTGTTTTGTTATAAGGTTTAGTCATTGGCTCGCCTTTGTCTAAGCGTGTGGCAATGACTACAGTATCTTCGTAAATGTAACTGTGCTTGCGAAAGTATTCTGGGTGACTTTGGTTTAGTTCACCATACAAGTGGCACCAAGCAGTCCATACTTCTGGTTTTACAGAGTGAATGCATTGTGCCCAAAAGTCTTTGTCATTGTGGACATCTCCTGAAAGATAGACCCAATGAGGACGCATTGAGTTGACCCAAGTTTCTACTAGATCAAAGTTTTTAACGAATTGTTCTTGGTTGGATTCCATTTTATTTCCTTTTAAGTTATTCAACAACCACGGGCTCCACCCCTTGGTTACAATACATACTGCATTGTAACTTTATTTAGTGTCAATGTCAAAAAATGTTGCTCTTTACGCCAATAAAAGGAGAATTTGCTCAAATCTAAGAGTTTAGGTTTCTTGACGCATTAACTCTGTATAAATAATAGTAGCAGAGGACGCAATATCTTTTGCTAGGATCTGGAGCCTTGTAAGTTCAACAAACAAAAAATACTCCAATATTTCGTCTAAGTCGTGTAAGGTTACAGCCATTACCTGCACAACCAGATCCGTAAGAAAGGGACCTAAACAGTCCCTTTTTTGTTGGCTCAAGATTTTATTACTTTAGTGGTATGTTACGACCATGTGTCATTTGGTTCACAGTAAAATCTTCAGTGTCAAACATTGTATTCAACTTTTCTGCTAGGTTGAAAGCATGTGCTGAATTGGCAAATGCCACACGCAGATACTTCCAACTTGGGTAAGGAACTTCAATGTTTGCCTTGGACCTAAGTTGAAATGGCAGGCCTTGATACAGCACAACAAATAATCCTTGTGCTTCTGCTTGGCACACTTGTAATGCACCTACACCATCTTCTTTGATGTGTTGTTTTAAAATTGTTGGTTCTGGTCTTGACATTTATATTCGTGACATTCCGTGATGAGGTGCTCGTGACCTAATACCTTCTTCTTTAGCAATGTCATGCACTCTAATTCTACT